CGAAAAGAATACACCTGTTACTGTAGTAACATATGTATCACCAATTTTTATTCCTGAAGGTGAAGTGTCTAAATCTGGGCTGTTGGTGTTGGCATCATAATCACCTTGAAATGTCATGTCAGATACAATGGCTGCCGCAATTTCCGCCGCTACAAATGCAACCAGTGATTGCTGACTGACAACAGACGTATCGCTGTTTGCTGCCATCGTGTCATCATCGAGAAATGGTGCTGATGTGACTGTGATTTCTGTTGCATCAGAACTGACACTCGTTCCGCCAGTTGCTACTATTGATCTTAATTCAAGGTTCCGGCTGACTAATTGTTTAAATACCTGCTGACCGCCGCCAAGGTTACTGGCGGAATCCACGTTTCCTGGATTAATAAATGCTTGGAGCATTGACATTTAAAGCGTCTCATCTCTTTGCCAGACAACTTCAACAATAAATTGTGCAACCGTTATGATTGTTCCAGTGGCCGTGACTTTTATTTGAATATCAAGATACCATTTTTGCTTCAGGTCCGTTGCAGTGACACCAAGTGACATTGCAGCATCGAATGGGTCCATCTTAGCTGATATGACTCTATTTTCTGCTTCCTCAATCGTGGCACTAATATCAACAGGCGTTCCGCTTGGATCTTTTCTGAATGCTGCCGAAATAGTGGTACCAGTTAAATCGGTCAAACCACTTGGGGTCAGCAGCTTTTGAGGAACCGTTAGTTTTCCCGTGTAGAATGCATCACCATCAACAAGCTTTCCAAAAAAATTGTCAACAACACTGGTATCCATTTTAGCCGCCCCTATAACGTTTCGTCACGTTGCCAGATGACATCAACTTTATAACGGCCAACAGTCAATATTGTTCCAGTGGCCGTCACTTTTATTTGAATGTCAAGGAACCATGTTTTCGACAAATCTGTTGCACCAGCACCAAGCGACATTGCAGAAAGGAATGGATCCATCTTAGCGGAAATGATTCTGTTTGCAGCATCATCAATTGAAGCAGTGATCGCAACTGGCGCTGTGCTCGGATCCTCGCGGAATGCCGCGGTGATAGTGGTACCAGTTAAATCGGTCAAACCACATGGGGTCAATATTGAAAGCGGAACAGTAAGCGGGCCAGTGCAGAATGCGTCACCGTCAATTAAGTTTCCTAGTGATTGGTCTGCTCTATTCTGTTTAATTGGTGTCAGTTCGCCACCTGAGTTAACTGCTGCAAAAACATCTGAAAGGTCAACAGAGTCTATGTAAGCCGCTACAAATGGTGGGTTTGCGTCATGAAGTGCAGGTATCGTTGTCTCGACCAGATAGTCACCCTCTGTTGCAGTCCAGCGCATTAAATGCCAGCCGGTGATGCCTGTTGGTGTAACGGTAAAGGCTGGAGTGATCAAAACACCATCGAGAGTAAATAGCAGATCAAATCCCAGGGCTTTATATGCCGCTACATCAGCAACCACAATTGGTCCTGACCCGTCTGTCAAGAGCTGTGCAAACTCAAGCCACGTATCACCGGCCTTCATAATTTAAACACCACGCCAATAGTTAGTTTTGCACCGCCACCTTTAAGCTTGTTCAATTCCACTGTCAAATCCTTGCGATATTCCTGTAGTACCTTTGGATCAATAGCGGTTCCGTCTGACATCATTTTAGCAGTGATGGCAGCAGAAACCTCCTGCATGTGCAAGCGCAACCGTGAAGACTGATCCTTCACGGTATTCTGCACTATGTAATCGTCAAAAGCCCAGGCCATGGTTTATTTCTTGGACTTTTTCTTAGTGGCTTTTTTCTTTTTGGTCTTCGGTTTTGACTTCTTCACAGGCGTTTTCTTTTTGACCGGCTGTGCCTTTTTCTTTTTCCCTTTGCCGTTAATGCGATCCTGTGCAGCTACTGCAACAGCGCTGTTGTTTTGGGCAGCAGCTTTTACACGGGCCTTGGTATCTCTGTCAAGATTGGCAGATTGCCGTTCCAATTCATTGGCACGGTCTTCATACTTGCTGTCTTTGAGATTAATTAACTCAAGATTGGTTCCAGACAATTCACGATCAACCAGCTCCTTTTCTTCTTTAGAAAGGGCAAGTTGTGAAAATTCGCCAGCATCAATCACATTGTTGGTGACGAGTAAACATAATGCATATTTCATTGTAGCTCCCTAGGTGATTAAATAACAGGGCAGGAATGTTCCCCGGCCCTGAAACTAAATCATCTAAGCAACTACGTTTTTATACCAGCCTGCAGGAGCGCCAGCTTTGAGATTGTTATTAATTGCGCCAAGTGGGTACTTCAATTTCCACTTACGAGCAATAGTGGTGCCAGCATCAATTTCCTCAATGGCAGGCGTTGGAAATGCCCGGTGCTTGAGTAAATCAAAACCGTTGGCCATATTAGGATCAGCCGCCAGATACCAGTCATTGACATCTGTTAAACCACGACCATTCACAGGCATAAGAGCCTGCTCACCCTGTGCAAAGATACGGTTAGTAGCTTCACCAAGGGCAGTTGTGGTTTCTTCCAGGCCTGCGATATACAGCTCAGAAGGTAAAACGATGAACATAGGATCAATTCCAAGCAGTTCACTAGATGCATCAGTGATCTTATTGAAATCAGTCCAGGACAACTTCAGACCAGCAAGAGCAAAAGCATTGGTGCCAGTTGAACCGCCAGTAAAACTGGCTGCCTCAAGTTTGGCAATTATGACTTTGTCTTCTTCTCGTTTGCCACGGAAACCAAGTTTCCGCAATGCATCAAAGAACAGGTCCAGGTCATCATTCCACAGTGCTTCCTCTGTTAAGTGCAGGATACCACCACGGAATTTGACTGACCCGGTATCACCGAAGTCATCAACCGTCAAATCTGTAAGTGGGTTTCCTTCACCGGGCTCATTAAATGGGCCAAAGGTGACACCAGCTGAATGGACATTTTTGAAGTCCCCGACAAGTCGAGTACCTGCAATTTTGTCCGTCCATTTTTGGTAAGAATCAAAACCTTTCACCAGTGCTTTATCAGCAGCGAGTATGGTAACATTACCAAGACTTGCGCTGGTTTCCAAAGCACGATGTAAGCCAGGATTGAGGATCTGGTGAATCAAAGAACGTCTGTCAAAGAAATTCTTATCTCCATTGTCTCTTGCAAGACGCATGAAAACTTCCATTGACTGATACTTCATTAAATCATCAGCATACTTTGCAGCACGCTTATCAGCAGCATCTTCACCAACGTCAATAATATCACGCTGAATTGGGTTCTTCGTTTCATCACGATTTGCAACGTCATTCAGCATTTTGTCCTTGGCTTCCTCACGCGACATGCCCAAATAATCGCTGACTTTTAAGTCGAGACTTTCGGCATGTTTAGTGATCGCAATATTGTCCTCACGTTCTTTTGTAGCAGCTTCCTGGCGAGCGGCTGAATCATCAACTGCTGGCTCTTTCTTCTTAGCTGCGGGGTTTGGTGGATTGGGATCATCAACACGATTTCCCTTAGATGCCGGAGCGTTACCACCCTGGACATCGTCTTTCTTATCATCATCATCCATGGTAGTATCCTCCGTTAGGGATGAGCGGTTTATTGACTTCAAAAATATTTGTTCTTGTTCTTCCAGGCTACGACCTACGCCAACAGAATCGTCAACTGGAATTGGTGTGAATGAAAATTCAAATGGTTCCCAATCAATGGCTGTAAACTTGTTGTCATCTTCGTCTACTTCCCAGACGTGGACACGGAAACCAACAGAAATTCCTTTCAATGCACCCTCTTTGACTTCTGTGAATGCATCCTCACCAGCTTGAGTAGTTGTAAATTTGGCTCTAATTTCAAGACGTTTCTCGACCAGTTTTACGCTCAAAATTGCAGCTACAATCATTCTTGGATCATGATTTTTCAATATTGATCCAATGTTTTTGATTCTATCAAGACGAATATTTTTCTTGCCATGAAGCAGGACTTCAGTGAACCCAAATCGGGTGGCCTCAAACTCTGAGGATCCAGTGAAAGTGAGCTCTCTCTTTTCTTCGTCCAGGTGATCTGCCCTTACTTCACAGGAACGATAAAACAGACAGTCGTCTGGTGTGCTCTTTGGGATAATTTTTCTGATTGCCATGGTGTGCCTTTCTAATTCGTTTTGTTTTCACTTGTTGATTCGGTCTTGCTCTCACTGCGTTTGACGCCGTACAATTCAATCAGTTTCTTCATTAGTGGTTTTTCAATTTCTTTTTCAAGTTGTGTGTGTACATCCTCTGCATCTTTGCCCCGTTGGCCGAGCTCATCACGGAAATTGGACATACCACCTTGTATGGCCATCAATGCTGCACCAATATCCTTTTCAGGGTCAACGTATTCCCATCCGTCCGGGATTAAAATATGCCGTTCCTGGCGCATCCGTTCCATGGTGCCTACTTCGGCCAAATGAACATCTGCAACAACTGCCAAAAGTGGTAATACTCTGAGATAAAGTCTTGTAACTAAATCGCGTCCAAACCATTTCTGAACAGGAGTTAAGAGCCGCCGCTTATCAAGCATGGCCGCCCGCATAGAAGAATAATTGGCTTGTGAATAATCTTTGTCCAGGTCAGTCCTAGAAATTCCAATAGTTGCAGCAATGTCACCGCGTAGCATTTGTCTAAATGGTGCAATCTGCTGTGAGGGTCTGGTGTTCTGGACTACTTGTAATTTGTCACCCGGATTCAATCGTGCAATAACTCCAGCACTCAAATTGATTTCTTCGTTGCCTGCATCATCTTCGTTATCGTCACCGGCTTCCTCTTTCTGATTAAAAGCGCCACCCTCTTCCAATTCAGAAGTAATGGCAACGGCAAATGCAGCGCCAAGTTGTGAAGATATTAATTCTGCTTCAATCAAATCCTCTTCCTGGACAAGACGCTGTAATGCAGGAACCATGATTGGTTCACCAGTAGTTTGTCCGGCCCGCAATGCTTCATAAACGTGGATAATGTTTTTGGCTGGAATCTTTCTGATTTCGTTCGAGCTTTTAAAATTCTCTAAACCCTCATCACCTGGATGGTCAGTGATGTGATACCAGATTGCTTCCCCAAATTTGTTAGTTTCAATGCCTTCACTAAATTTATGTGAATTTGGAATTTTGCCGCTCTTTGGTTCTGATGACAGTTGATCAGCTTCAATAGAGTTCAAAGCAATGGGAATCATTCTGGTCTTATCAACAATGGTCACTATTTCGTATAGACCGGCACCATTCAAACAGGTTCCACGGAAACCCTGACGCTGCATTTCTTTAAAGTGTAATTTTTTGGCAGCGTCAACTTGCTCCTCATACATCCGCCATACTTCACGCAATTTTGCATCAACTTTTGGATCGCCAGTATTTGGTTCCAGATCAATTCCGGTTGCCACGACCACACCAACACGCGCCTCAATTGCCGCCCGCATACCTGGATAGTTCCGGTAAGCATGACGACTACGCTGCATCAATTCTTTAACAGTGCCGTTTAGGTCTGCATCAGCGCTCAGAGATGTTGGTCTAAAGTTCTTAAAAATCCGGTTATTTTTCGCGGCCAGGTAGCTTCCACTACGCTCCAGGACCGCCCGTGCATGTGCTCTTTTGACACCCTTTTGAGGGTTCCATGCAGCTACAACCTTGTCTATGATTCCGGAAATTATGCCCATTCACTAGAAAGGATATCTCTCCAGCATCAAAGACCTAATTCCATTTTATTGGAATTATACTTTTCTGATCTTTAATCCCCTTAAGCAATATTTCTGACCACACTTAGGACATTTAACATATCGAAAACCAGCATCCTGTTGGACCTTATAAGTTGTCAAAATGACCTTTTTGAAACAGCCTGGGCATTTTTCGACATGCTTATTTTTGTTGAGTTCAGCAACAATGTCCCTGTTCATTTCCTCCTGTCGTTCGGCAGTTGGTGGCCTGCCTTGTTTCTGTTTCTTTTTACTGGCTGCCAGCTGGTCTGCAGCTCTCTCTTCTGGTGATTTGTTTTTATTCTTTTTTTCCTCCGCCCGGTCACGTTTGGCCTGGGCCTTGACTTCGGCCGCCGCTTTGTGCTTTGCTTTAACCGCTGCTTTGTCTTTGGCCTTATTATCCTTGGCAGCTTGGCTAGCTTTTTGTGCTTTGGTTTTGGTGGGTTTCCTGGGTTTTTTACGTGTGCTCAGGTCTTTTACTTCATTGTTAAATAGATTATCCTCCATGGATAGTCCCTACCTTTCGTATTCCACGCTTCCTGCGCGGTTTTTGTTTTTGCCTTTCGGCTTGGTTTAAAAAGAAACGACCTAACACAAGGCCATATTTCACTGTGTCTCTGTAGTCCCGCCGCCCGGAGTGAACCTTGCGCCAGTACCAGACACCTTTCTCTACATCAAAATCATAAACGTTTTGCGTGAGATGCAGCAGAAAGGCGTCATTAGATTTGATACCTTCCCCGCTTGAGTCCAATGGAATTTCACCGGAACCATCATGACCAGATTCCCTTAACAAGCTGCCATGCATCCAACGGATAACCGTCCTGGATTCACAAAACAGCCAATTTTCCCGCCGTTTTTCCTGATATCTTACTTCGCCCCAACCATGCAAATCGCCAGTTTTCTTTCCGGGTTTCGTGCCTTTTTCGTCATCACCTTCACCATAACCACGGACAGCAATCCAGCCGCCGCCCTGTCGTTTAATCCATTCGCCAACTTCGTCCGAGCGATAACCAATATCAACACAACTGAATGAGGGATACATTATGTCTTCAGTGCCTGCAATGGTCCAACCGGCTTCACCGATTTCCCGGACAATATCCAGCTGCTGGTGCATCAATTTCTTTGTGCTCGTTTCTTTTGGGATTGCGTCCCCGTATTCATAAGCCCAATCAAGAGGAGCCCAACGCATACCAGATGTCATTGCTATAACACACCAATAAACCCGATCATGCTGTACATCAATCGCCAGGAATAAATGTTCAGCCCATGCAGGTACAGAACGCTTGGCCCATGTAGAGCGCCTGGATTTGCTGGCAAGATATTTGTTGGTGATTGCTTTGGGTATTTCATCCCGGTCCAGCGTGTATTCTTGAGTCAGTTTGTCCCGGTAAAATGAACGCATCAAGCTATGGTCGCCTGTTTGATCAATCATTTTTTTGGCCTTATAATGCTCTAAAGCCATTTCACGAATCCCAGAACCCAGACCAAAATCCAACTTGCTGCAACGCAAACCAAACGTTTTTGACCTGGGCCTGTCACCTGTGACTTTACCTTTTTTCGTGACCTGCTGACCTCCATGCACAAGCAGATATTTTGACAGCATGATTTTTCTTAGTTCTTCGGTCAGTTTCTTCTGGCAGTGTTTGCATTCATATCTGGCAGATTCCTCAACATCCAAATCATTGTCACCCTCATAAGATACCTGCTCCCAATCCATAGCCTGATATCGTTTACATTTTGGACAACTGAACTCTATATGTGATTCAGTGGAGTCCTTGTGAAGTGCCAATATAATTGAATTAAGATCTTTTTTGACTGTGCTGGTGGCAATGGTTAAAGCATCAGAGCCATAAAATGCTGACCTTAATCTGGTCCGCTGGACAGCGTGCAAATTTTCATATTCATCTGCTTCATCAATAACAACAACAGGAACGGTCACACCAGCCTGACCAGCTTCCCTCTTTTGACCACTGCCACCGGCAATGAAAATGATATAACCAGCGACCAACCCGGTTTCAGGATTTACCAGGGGGAGTGATGCTGGACGGCCACCGCGTGAACCAGGTCCCTTTTCGGGAAGCCAGTGACCATATCCAGACCCTTCAATTGAAGGCTTGAGCTTGGTTGTCCACACTTTGTCAATCAGGTCTTTTGTTGGCAGGCAATAGACAACGGATTCACTGCTTTCAACGACAGTGTGCAGCGCCGGAACTAGAATGCTTATCAACGATTTGCCGGTCTGGACAGCCCATGCAATCACCAAGTCATTGTATCTGGCGCCACCGGGCATGGTGATTTTCCCGTCAAAGACATCACAAATGATTTGCTGTGCTGGCTCTATTCCTGGATCAAATTGCTCACCTTTGTAGGTGCCATCTGGAATGGTCAGAGTCCGGGCAAATTGATTGTAAGACTTCGGATCATCTGCAGGCATCCAACTCGGCATATGTGATTGCTCAGCCTGAATCATTTTATTTTGTCCAGTTCATCGGCAACCATACGCCGAATTTTATCGCCCCACTTTTTTGCCATTTTGCGGATCTTCATTTTTTCAGCTGGCACAAAGTCCTCTGATGCAATTTCTGACAGTGCAGAAAGACAGCCCAAAAGTGCATCCTGTTGTCTCAAAAGTTCTTTCCTATGTTGCTCAACGCTGATGTATTCCCCAGCCTTAATGTTATAATCCAGCTCACGCCGTTTATTAATGAGTATTCCCTCAGTTGCCTTTTCTCTGGCCACAGCTTCAGTGTAGCTGATCTCCCCTTTTTTGACTGCCTGATCATATGTGTTTTCACCAGGTAGATGGAGCTTTTCCTGCTTTCCAAGCTTGGCCGTATACGTGAGCCAATCCTTAATATTCCTAGTCTCTGGTGCCTTCTTACCTTTGCGGAGCTCATTGATTTCAGCCAATGATATTCCGCAGCGATTAGCAAGTTTTTCCCATCCAATGGCCAAAGCAGTTTCAAACCTCCACTTCCTGTAAAATTGCGCTCATCAGTCTGCGCCATGCAAAAGCAGCCACTGCTGGAACTTGTCCATCTCCAATGGCCTCAATGCGGTCCAATGATCCGGCCAGCCCATCATTCTTTCTGTATGTAAAATTGCTGTCTCTAGGTTCACATGGTATGTTAAAAATATTCCCAACACATTCCGTGGATTCTGGATCATAGCCTGGATGCATTTCAGTTTGATTCCTGTGGATTTTAATTTTTCTAAGGTTTTTCCAGGGTTTTTGTCACTATCT